GTTTGGAGGATAGTTAGTCCAATAGGAATTTTCCCATTGGACCAGCTAATACTTCCATCCTTTGATGGATTGCTTTACCAATCATGGCCGAAGCTCGCGAGATTAGATGACTCTGTCTCTGAACAAAGACACGATCATCTAGCGGTAATGCCATTGTTTTCATTAACAATGGCCAATCACCACCTCCAATCGTATCTATACGACGAGCTTGCTTATTAATGTTAGTGTAAGTTTCTTCAATTAAACCATAACAGTATAAATGAGGAATCTTACTAATAACATCAATAAGTTTTGCACTTAGTGCTTCATCTTCGAAACTTGTTAAATAGATAACTAAATCTTGAGCAAGTTGCCCTAAAGGGTAACCTTTTCTAGATTTATCATTATCCATCATAGTAGGATTCGAAGCTGCGAAACTTTCGATAGCAACGTTAGATAGAATCGAAATCGATTCTTCTTGACGTAATTCTCGAATTTGGTAATTGAACCGCCTAATTATCCCGTTAAGGGCATCATTAGCCTGTTCAGAACCACGCATCACTTTCATGATGTGTTCACAGATGTATGAGTCATTCATCCAAACCGTTCTTCTTGAACGATTTGTAGGAAATACTCATTCATAGAATGAAGCAATAGCTGTGGGTATCCCATCAATAGTTTCTCAACCTTTTCCTATAACTTCGCTTAGCAAGTTCACCATAAGATAATATCTTTTGTGTGATTCACCAATTGAAGATATAGGAAAGGGGGTTACTTCTTTACCATTAACAACTAAACGTTTAGCAAATTCGTAAAGAGTTCGCGATTCGTGAGTTTTTAATGGTGAGAATTCAACCCCTAGAGACCTTATTACCTCTGAATACTTATTAGCTAGTAGACGATCTCCGATAAGGATATCATCCCCTAGTAATACATATTTAGATGTTCTTCATTCTTGGCCAATTTCTTGGCAGCAGTAGTACATCACATAGTGGTGCGCTACAGCAAATGAAGCTCATGATGAGTATAGACCCATTGGGTTTCCGACTGAATAATTAATTTCCTTGTAAGGAGATTTATTATCCAACCGGTAAGAGAATGGTTTCCCAACCATTATTCTTACCCAGGCGTCTACATACTTATCAGGTAGGTGTCCTTTTAGAACTGATGCTATAGTTTGAATAGGGAATCTATCAGTAGCGGCCGTAAGGTCGATACTGAAGAATTCTTCTCATCCTATAACTTTATCCTTAAAGGACGCCTGATCGAATGTACAATCTTGAGGAATCTTTCTTAATACCCTGAACAAATAGGAATGAAGTGGTCGTAATGCGCACTGCGATCAATAATCACAGATGGCAATTACTCTCACTTTGTATTCCTTGTCAGGGAATCAAGAGAGCTTCCGAAGGATTGTCCCTTCAGTCGGTAAGATAGCCGACAGTGTCGGAAGTACTTCCTTAAGAGACATCATATTATTATATAATGTTTCACCAGCTAAAACCTTTAAATCTAAAGCCATTTCATTGGCGATAAGACTTAAATCTCCTAGACTGGTCCATAAAGCATGCCCGTTAGGGCCTGCCTTTGTGGTAAAGTGGTACTTCTTAAACTGAAGACTATTCGGAGTGCAATCGGTGTTTTTATACCCTAGTCCTCGTCAGAAAGAAAACCGGTATTTTCCTATATCAACAATGTCCCTTAATGGGGGTGATGTTATAGGGGAAATATCGG